GCCCCCAACCAGTCTGGCTATAACCTACTGAACAAGACGGCTGGCGTGAAGGAACGGATCGAGGAGTTCCGGGAAGAGGTGGCGCTCCGCGCCGTCATGGACCTGTCGAGAAAGCGCGAGGTGTTAAGGCAGATGGCAGAGGGCATGATCCCGACGAAAGTTTACAACAAGGAGACCGGCGAGACGTTTGACGCACTGGCCGCACTTCTCGCTGACGCCAAGATCGCCGGCGAGTTCGCGCCTGAGAAGCTGCAGATCAACTCGGCCAGCGACTTAAAGCTGCTGTTCAACGTGCCGCATCGAGACGTGATCGACGCCGAGGTTGTGACGGTACCGCAAGAGGCGCTGACCGCGGGAGAACCTACGCAACCGGAGCCTATCGGCGGGGATGAGGAAAAATGGGACAGCGCCCCACCGACAGAGACGGACGAGGCAAATGTGTAAGACATATTTATTTCTCTCGATGTTTACAGAGTAAAACACACGTTAAATTCTATATACGACAGAGGTTATATGATGTTATTGTTTCCTGACCCAATCCCAGTGACAACCGAGTACGGGGAAGGCGTAGCGCTCTACGCCCGGGACAACGGCTCCTGCTGGACTGTGCTGCTGTCCGACCGAACCTTGAAGACGGTACGCATCGACGAGCTGACCATCACCAAAGGATCCGATTGGGACTTCTGGAGGCCGCGGCAGAAAAAGCCGTTCAGGCTATGAACCCGGTAGCCGCCACCCCGCTGGTCAGCAAGCTTCTGGCCATTGCCACCAAGATCAGAGAAGAGGCCGACCGGGACGAAGACCGCGGCATCCTGTACGCTGCCCACTGGATCCTCAGCAACCTGACCCAGAACCCACCGGCATCGCTCCAGATTGACCCAGAAATCGCCCGCAACGTGGTTTGGGGGTATGTAGGCTCCCTACTCGACGGAGACCATTTTGAGGCCGCTGCGACGATCCTGTGGGGTGCTGACGTGTACGACTGGCGCCCGAGCAGCTCCCGGGAGGTGTGGCGTAACCTGTTTGCAGAAGACCGGCTGCTGGTACAGGGCGCCGGCGCGATGGGCAAATCGTTCGGGGCAGCGGCGTGGTTCTACCTGAGCTGGCTGCAGGATCCGGCCAACACGTCCATCAAGGTCATCTCCCTGACCGCCGAGCATGCCGAGCGCAACATCTTTGCGTCGATCAAGAACTTCCACCGCACCGCCCTCGTGAAGCCGGAGTTCACCGGAGGCGAGGATCTGGTCAAGAGCATTCAGGTCAACAAGGACAGCAAGCAGGGTATCCACCTCGTCGCCATCCCGAAGGGCGAGAGCGGATTCGGTGTGCTCCGCGGATTCCACCCGTCGCCACGCAACGGCAAGGCGCACGCCAGATTCGGCAAGCTGACCCGCAACTTTGTCATCCTTGACGAGGCCGAGGAGATCCCCGCCGGCGTCTGGGAAGGCGTCAACAACCTATGCTCGACGATCACTCCGGAGAACGCCGGCCATATCAAGGTGTTCGCGGCATCCAACCCGAAGGACCGCACCAGCCACTTTGGCCGGCTGTGCGAACCGAAGCGGGGCTGGGGCTCGATCGACTGCGAGGAGGACTACGAGTGGCGTAGCCGAGACGGATGGCACGTCCTGCGACTTGACGCGGCGCGATCGGAGAACGTGATGGAGAAGCGGGTCGTCTACCCCGGTCTCCAGACCTACGAGGGTTTCATGAACTACGAGAGCCGCGGGCGTACCGGCGAGTATTTCACAATGGCACGTGGATGGTTCCCGCAGGAGGGTGTGTCGATGGCGATCATCACACCGGCCATGATGGACAACGCGGTCGGCATCGTACGCTTCGTCGGCAACGTCGTGCCGCTGGCCAGCTTTGACTTGGCGCTCGAGGGCAACGACCAGCTCATGTGCACGTACGGAAGATTCGGTCTGAGCGACGGATGGACGCCACTGAGCGGCAAGTTCCAAGCGTTCGACAAGCCTCGGGTCGTCGTGCAGGTGGACAGCCAGATGCCATTCCCGAAGGGTGATACGGTGAAGCAGACGCAGGCGATCATGCGGTTCTGCAACCAGATGAAGATCGGACCGGGCTGGGTATGCGTGGATCGAACCGGCAACGGGTCAGGCGTGCACGACAACCTGAAGAACATCTTTGGCCCCGAGGTCATGGGCGTCAACTACTCGGAGGCCGCCACCGACACGCACGTGCTGGGCGACGACACGCAGAAGGCAAACGAGATGTACAACGGGGTTGTGACCGAGCTGATCTTTGGACTCGGCAAGTTCATTGAGTTCGGCTACCTGAAGATCTCACCGGGCTTCCGGCACGAGGAGCTGGTAAAGCAGGCGACGGGGCGCCGGTACAAGCAGAAGGGTCGGGGGCTGGTACGCGTCGAGGCCAAGGCCGAGTATTGCAAGCGGACACGCCAGCCGTCACCGGATGCACTTGACTCACTGAGCTTACTCGTGTTCTTGTTCCGCCAGCGCAGCGGAAGCGTACCGACGATGACGACCCCCAAGCCACAGCGTGAGGTACGCGAGCGACCCATGCGCGGAATTGAGAAAATGGACTTCGTAGATTTCAGCGAATGAAAACAATACCCTTTGGTGTAACGGTAGCACAGGTGACTTTGACTCACCTAGTCATGGTTCAAATCCATGAGGGGTAGCCAAACAAATTATTGACATGGTTTTACAAATGCACTATTCCCCCTCCGTGGCTAAACCTATCAGAGGGATGGTTCCGCCTAGTGGTTTCCACTACTACCAAGGCGACGTCCGCATAAATGCAGATACGATTGACGACCTGTACAAAAAGGTCGAGCACTTCCGTGCCGAAAATTCTATCCCGAATACCGCGACCAAAGAAGACGTAGCTGATTACATTTGCGGTCAGTGGCCGGACTTCTGCCATCACGTTGAGGACGTGGTAGTGACCCGGGTGCCGGCGAATTGGAACATCCAAGAATTGCTGAGCGACATCCAGACATGGGCAAAGAATCTGCTCTCGGCTCAGCGCGAGCATCCACTGGTTGGGGATGAGCTGGCAGAGGCGCGGGCAAAGATCTGCGGGGGCTGCGTGTACAATGTCAACTGGCGCGGGGGATGCGGATCTTGCATTACTGCAACAGATCGCTTGTCAGCGAGCGTAAGACAGGCTAGAGAAACAGACTCGACAAAAGTTCTTGGAGGATGTTCGATACTTCGGCACGACAACCGTTCCGCAGTGTTCCTGAACACCGAGGACTTGGCACAATCTTCCGACACACCAAAACACTGCTGGGTAAACAACTAATTTTATGGCCGACGTACTCAAGCCTTTAGATCCAAAGATCAGCGACTCCTATGCTCCACGGGCGCCGAAGATCAAGGACGCGCATGATCGTCCGCAGATGCTGCAGCTTGACATCGTCAACCCTACCAATGCTGATATTGACACGGTTGACAAGGATACGCTTCAGGTTCGCCGTACGTTCAAGGATGCTTCGGGTGCATGGGCTGCCTATCGCCGACTCAAGCAGCAGAACGTTGAGCGCAATAAGAAGAATCAGCTCATCCAGCGCAAGCTAAACAACGAGACCCCTTACAAGCCGAAGTATCTTGAGAGCATGGGTCAGGATTGGAGGAGCAACCGTCCTACGGGATTCCTTTCGACGATGGTCAGCCGTATCCAGCCTCCCTTCCGTCAGGTTGTGGAGCAGGCGACGTACCTGACCTACTCGGCATATCCGATTGAGTCGGTCGATGCGGAGAACAAGACCAAAGTTTTCCGTGAGGAGATCACTTCCACCGTCCGTTCTTGGAGGGGCTGGGATGATTTGATTGCCCAGACGACGCACGAGAATACGTGTTTCGGTTATTGCGGATGGGTGTGGGACGACCTGCGCGATTGGAAGCCTGAGTTCATGCGTCAGGATTACACGTTCTTCTCGATTGAGACGCCGCAGGAGACAAGCCAGACCCAGATCTTTGGTCGCAAGAGGCGCTATCAGATTGCAGACCTGCTTCCAGTGCTTGAGAACCCACCGCTCTCGGCAGCGGCTGGCTGGCACATCAACAATCTCGTCAAGTCGATCAACAATGCGATCCCTGCAGGACGCACGCTTGACGCGGATGATGACGCCAGAAGGTACGAGGATTGGTTCCGCGAGGGGAGCTACGGCGCCAGCTACGAGAACGACGCAAAGTATGTCGAGCTCGGTGAGCTGTTCATCCGCGAGCCTCACGGCAAGGTTTCTAGGTTCCTGTTTGACGACAAGTCCGGTGATGAGATTTGCACTCAGCTGGACCGCTTCAACAGCATGAACGAGTGCTTGGCACTATTTGCCGTTGAAGTTGGATCCGGCGGGCTGATGTCCAGCCGCGGTGCCGGTCGTGACCTGTACAACACGCACGTGGCGATCGACAAGGCACGTAACTTGGTGGTGGACAACGTTTACCTGAAGGGAATGCTGCTGCTCAAGAAGGGACCGAACGCCAAGCCCGGGGTTCCGCCTCTGACCGTCACCCACCCCGTTGCCTACGTCTCCGAAGGTTACGAAGTAATTCCGACCCAGCTGCCTGCTGACGTCGATGACTTCCTCAGGCTGGATCAATTCATCAGCGGACTGGCTGAGATTCAGATCGGAACGTTCTTGCCCGGCGAGCCTCTCGGTGAAAAGCAAGGCAAGCGTACGGCTTCTGAAGTCAACCGCGTTGCAGCGATTGAGAATCAGCTGCGCGAAGGAGTTCTGATGCGCTGGAGCAAGCAAATCTCCCGCGGTGTCGAGCGCATTCAGCGCGGCATCTGTCACCCAGAGCACGTGAAGGCTGCAGCTGATCTCAAGGGTCTGCTTGATCAGGCACGTCAATCGGGTTCAAGAAGCTGTCTGGGCACGCCGTGAGGTTGTTGATGCCTTTGATCGCAGCTTCATGCCGCTGCCTTCCTTTATGATCCCCTTTGAGGTTCCGCCTCACTTGGACGAGGATGCAATTTCCTGCTGCCTGAACATGCTGGAGCGCAATCTTGCCCCCTCGGATATTCTCTTGCTTGCCTACAGCTCCGCTGTTGAGCTCATGCCTGACACGACGGCTCAGGATGCCCAGATGCTTGATCTCACGATCCAGCGCTACGCCGGCAACCCGAACGTCAATCAAGATGAGCTGATGAAACTGGACATCAGCCGCAAGCTGGGAGAAGAGATCGCCAACACGTTGATTCTGCCGAAGGATCAGGTAGAGGCAATCCAGATCGAGGCCACGCGTCAGCAGGTCATCGAGCTGCAGTCGATCATGGCCGGTCAGGAAGTCCCTGTCAGCCCACGTGACAATGACATCGTTCATATCCAAACGATGGCTCAGAAGCTCTTCCCTGTGATTTCCAAAGCGCCTCAGGGTTCTCTGACCCCAGAGCTCGTGCAGCCCCTGACCGAGGCCATCAAGCACTTTGCCGGTCACCTGAAGCAGGCGGAGCAGAAGGGTACGCCGCACAAGATGCTGGCACCTTATTACGACGCCATGCACGAGGCCGTCAAACATCTCTCCGGCGGAGTCGTTCCAAAGGTTCCCGACAACGTGGCACCGGCTGCAGCAATGCAACCACACGGAGCTCCACGCGGGCATGGACGTGCACCACACGCACCGACGGCGCAGGCTGTTGGAGCTGCGATGCAGAGCCCGGGACAAGAGAATATCATCACCAACATCGCAAACCCACCTAAGCCTCCAACGGCTGCAAACTAACCAAACCTATGGGCGGATCTCCCACCAACATCGCTAAACCTACCATCCCAACTTCTCCCGCTCTACGGGATGAGAAAGGAAACCTTGCTGAGTTTTCTCCGGAGGCAACGAAAGCCTATCAGGCCGAAGAGCTTGCAAACCAACAGACGGCTAAGGCACAGAAAGACAAAGTTGAGAGCGGTTTGAAACAGTTCCAAGGTCAGCAGCAGGAGCAGTTTTCCACGGCCTTTGCCAACAAAAATTCCGGCACGGGCAATTTCTACAAGCGCGACGCCAGCAAGCCCGCGTCTGCAGAGGATCAGATTGAACAAGCCCTGACTGCCGCAGAAAACCAATAATCTTTTGTCGGTATAAAATAATTTATGGAATGGACAAATACGGACTCCGTACATCTTCGGAAGTACGATCAGTCAACAAACAGTAGGCTCCGTGCCTACCTCAGGACACGTGTTCCCCAGCTACGGGGTGACACGATCGAAGCCGTGGCACTCTCTTCCAAAGAGAAAGCCGGGGCAGAATATATCATCAACGTCATTGATGAACTTTTAGCGGAACAAAAAACACAAACAGACGGATCCGGTACCGGATTCACAACCATGTAAAATATGAACGACGACATCGACAACGAAAACATAGTACCAGACAGCGGCGTGGTAGGCTTTGATGCCCCACGTCTTGATCCAGATCCCGTAAACCCAAGCTTCTTGGACGAGTTTGATAAGCTCGACGACGCGGCTATTGCCGAGGAAGCCTCCACCCTTGCAGCTCCGGTTGAACCAGAGCCTGCGGTAGATCCATCTGAAGATGAAAATTTTCTAAACCAAGATCTCAACGAAACCCAAACAAATGAAACTCCTGCAACACCTCCTGAGGATCCTTCTGCCCCGGGGGATCAAACTCCACAACCTGAACAACCCGTTCAAGTCGCAGAAGAAATCGACCCAGAGATTGCGGCTATCGAACAGCCACGCAACCTCAGCGAATCGAATCAAAGTAATTGGAAAAAATTACAAGAGACGGCTTCGCGGTACAAAAAAGAAGCAGTCGAGGCGGAGCAGCTGCGTCAAAGGCTGGTAGAGCTTGAGCAGCGCCCGACGCAGACCCCTGCGGATTACGAAGAGCTACGCAAGTTCAAGCAGATCTTTGATCTTAAAAATGATCCTGATCTCAAGAGCAAGTATGAGACCCCGATCTCCGAGGCAAAGGAAAGTATATATTCCATCCTCAAGAAGAATGGCGCCTCTGAGGAAACTATAGCTTCCATTGACAAGGCCGGCGGACCTGACAAGGTTTCCGGTGCTTGGTGGAAACAGAACGTGCTCGACAAGATAGAGCTTCTGGACTCCAAAAAGGTTGAGCAGAACCTGCTAAAGGTTGCCGAGCTGCGTGAGCAGCAGGAGAAAGAATACAATGACCTTGCCACCCGCGGGGAAGAAATCCTCGAGGCCAAGAAGAACGAGCGAGTCGAGTGGTTCAAGCAGGAGAACGAGACCGCATACAAGGCACTTGATGAGATGACCAAAGAAGTTCCTTGGGCTCGGTACAAAGAAGTGCCAAAGAACGCTTCCGAGGAAGACATCAAGCAGATCCAGACCCACAACGCCCGCGTGCAGGACCTACAGCAGAAGTTTAATTCGGCTCTGTGGCCTAACGACGCCAAGACTCGTACTGAGATTGCTGCCGCGGCCACGCTGTCACACGTACTTGCTGACCAGCTGCGCTTCGAGCAGTCGTCAAAGGCACAGATCGAAGCCCGTCTCAAGCAGCTTGAAGCAGAAAACAGCCAGCTAAAGATGGCCGGACGTGCACCTAAAGCTTCTGCAAACTCAACGTCTTCAAAGACTAATGCCAATACCAACGACCGCTGGAAGATGAATGCCGGCGACGCTATTGACATGGGTCTTGACGAGGCTGGAGTTTAATCCTAACCCATACAGTCTATGAACAGAGATGAAGTAAATACCGTACGATACACCGCGTCTACAAATCCGTTTGCAGCTCAGGGTCCTGCGACTCAGATGCTGCGTAATGGGGTGCCGGTGCAGCCGGAGGCCCGTAAGTTCGACGCAAAATGGGACGAAACCTCCGCTAAACCGACCTCAGAAGCCCCGTTAACTCCAGAAAATGTCGATTCTGAAGCAAAAAGTGATGTTCCACAGCGTTCCACAGACGATTTGGAGGCACCAAAGCCCACTCGCAATCTCAAGACTCTGAAGCCACCCAAGGCTAAGAAGGAAGAGAAGGCACCAAATCCGATTACCGAGTCACGCAGCCCGGAGGGACTCCCCTCTTACCGCTGTGAGTTTGAGGGGCGCGACATTATGATCGGCTTCCCTTGCTACAAGACCACCAACCCAGTCACGGCATTTGCTTTGATTGCGATGGCTCTGGACTTTGGTCGCGAGAAGATCCGGTACGAGATGTCAATCGGCGACGCGATGGTGTATCACTCCCGCAACCGTTTGGCCAAGCAGTTCCTTGAGACTGACGCCAAGTGGCTGCTCATGGTTGACGACGACATCATCCCTTCAATCGGTCGCCCGGGCTGGATGCGTGCATGGGTACCGACCAAGACTCGTACAATGACCGACGTACCTCTGCAGCGCCACGTGTTGCACCGGTTGATCGGATCCGGCAAGAGCTTGATCGGCGGTGCATACTTTGGCCGTCAGGAAAACGGAGCGCTCATGTGTAGCGATCTCTCGTTGGCACCGCGGGCAAAGGCTTACGAGGATGCAATTATCCCTGTAGATTGGGTAGCAACCGGCTGCATGCTCATTCACCGCACGGTGTTTGAAGACATCCAGAAGAGGCACCCAGAGCTCAAATCAACCAAGCCAGACGGCGCCTTCAATTTCTTCCAGCCTAAAGATGACGGCAGCGGAGAAGATGTTTCTTTCTGCCGCAGGGCAAAAGAGGCTGGACATCAGCCACACATTGACTTAGGTCTCCCCGTGTTCCACGTGGGATACGGAATTTATTGATATGAGAAAAAAAGTATACGCCTTCTACCGGTCAATCCTGACAGTTCCTCAGGCAGAGGAATTTGCACAGGCTAATCTCTGGAAAAAAAGCTGGGAGCTTCACGGCTGGGAATGCGTGATGCTCAACACAAGCCACGTCTCTATCTCACCTTGGGCTAACGCAATCATGTCCCGTATCATGGGGCTGCGTCAGTTTAACGCTGGGATTGACAACGAGGTCTTGGAGAAAATGATTGCCCGTTTCGTTCGCTGGGGCGGTCTTCACGTTGGCAATGGAGGATGGCTTACCGATTACGACGTACTCAACCTCGGATTCACTCCTGCAATGGCTGAGGAAATTGAGAAGGAAGCTGATATTGCTGTGCCCAAAGACGGACCCGCTTGGATAGTCTACGCAAATGCACAGGCGGTTGCCGGCGCTTTGAGAGACTTTACCTTTGGCGAGATGTTTGTGCCGCCAGATTGGGTAAAGACTTTGCCTGAGTGTGAGATCCTGAAGATCGAAAAAGATTTCTTTACGGATCTTCCTCTGGTTCACGTTGGCAAGACCGTGGACGGGGAAGCTAAGTCGGATGCGATGGCTAGAATCTTTTCTGATTTTATGAAGCCCGCTCCGGTTGTGGCACCTAAGAAAAAGTCCAACCGCAAGGGTAAATGAAGATTGTCCATACCGGACATATCGGAGACATCATAGCCTTCCTGCCGCTGTATAAGCATGTAGGTGGGGAGGCTTTGCTTATCCGTGACGACCCCGGTATGGCTCCGATGAGCGGATTCAAGTATGATACTCTGAAACCGCTTTTGGAGTCGCAGGGAATACGGGTGTTCTTCATGAATGGCTGTATCCGAGGGGCTATTCATATTGACATGGGGGACTGGAGGCAGTGTTACCAGCACCATATATCCTTGACGGATTGTCAGGCCAGATACATGGGGATCGTTGACCGGCACACCGGGCATTTCAAGATTGATAAGCCTTGGCTCAAGGTTGAAGCGGATCCGTTAACAAAAGGGCGTGTTATTTTTAACAGAACCCCTCGGTACAGGAACCCCGCATTTCCTTGGAAGAAAGTCGCAGCGCACTTTGGAGACCGTGCTTTGTTTGTGGGAACCCCTGAGGAACACGAGCTGTGTCAGAAAAAAGTTGCACCTATTGAACGCTACGAGACTGCGGATTGTTTAGCGGTTGCCAAAGCAATTGAGGGCGCCGATTTCTTTGTCGGCAATCAGTCGAGCGCTTTCTGGATTGCCGCGGGGCTTCGTAAGCCTTTGCTTCAGGAAGTGGACTGCGTGGTAACCAATAGCATTGTTCCCTACGAAGGAGCACAGTATGCCGTAGGTGGTCAGGTTGATTTTTCAAAGCTGTGAGGACATTACTTTTCTGCACCGCTTACGCTGAGTCGCCGGAGGTCTGGGAAAACCGTTACCTCCCTTGGCACCAGCACTACTTCAACTCTTCCCTAAAGGTGAATAATTTGTTGATTGTTGACGACGCAAGCCCTACGCGGCCTGATTTTCTCAGCGAGAATGAGTATCATCGGTTTGAGAATAGACTTGGGCGTCAGGCAGCCCACGTGTACCCGGGATGGTATCGCAGCTTCAGCTACGGGGTTCTCAGCGGGTTTGACAAAGGGTTTGACAAGATTATCCACGCCGAGTCAGATGCCTTTCTCTTGTCAGATCGGATCATTGAGTTTGTAAACTCAATTGAGTCAGGATGGCACACTTTCTGGGCTCCTCAGCATAACCTACACGAATCNGCNCTTCAGGTTATCTGCAGAGANCAATACAACAGCGCAAAGAATTTTCTAAACGTCATCTACGACAGCTATTCNGGAATCTGCATGGACAGCATTTTGCCGTATACCCATGTCCATAAACACTTTACCGGCGATCGNTACGGCGATTANCTCGATCANATACCGCAAGACGTTGATTATTCTTGTCAGACAAGACCCGGATGGNTTACTAGATTCAAAGCCAATGAGAAAGCCCTCCTTCAAAAACTTCAANCTGAAGATCCGCGGTAGGTGGTGGAAAGTATTGAGGAAGGCGCCCCCAAACGCTCCTGACGCGGTTGGGCTCTGTGACTTTGACGAGCACACGATTTACATCCGCCCGGGCGCAGAGATGCCGGCCACAATAATTCACGAGTGCATCCATGCCGCAATTCCCGACGTGGACGAGCACGCTGTCGAGGCAGCTGAGATGGCAATCCTTGAAGGCATAATCAAATGCAATTGTATGGCCGAGGCAGAAATAATTGAAAAAAAGAATTGACGAGTGCGTCAATTTGTCCTACAAGAGCTCATAACTCGGCGTGCCTTCTCCGTATGAGGGTGGCTTTGTGAGAGCCAAAAAGACTCACTGAACAGGCCGCAATAAAGCTCTCAGCGTGCCGGAGAGTGACACAGAACCAACCTTCGTATCGTGACCGCACGCGGTCGCCGTACACCCTTGGGTCGTCACTCTAACCAAACAAAACGAGTGGTGGCTTGAGGAAAAAACAACCACTACAATGGCAACAGCAAATGTCAGTTTGGATGCGGTACAAAACTTCGCCTCGAAGGATGTAAACCGTATTATTGGGCAGATCGCCCGCGTTCTGGCTCGTAAGAGCCCGTTCATCAACTCAATCGACGGCGGTACCCTCCCCAACAGCTCGGACGTCGTTCGTTCGATCGTTGAGGAAATGGCCGTTCCCCGCGCTTCGCTTGCAGCTCCCGCTTTCGTTAACGACAGCGACCTGAGCTTCCTTGCGTCCTCCAGCTGGGGCAACGCTAACACCCCAGTTTGGGGCCAAGCCAACCCTGTCACGGATCCTAACGTTCCTACCGATCCCCTCCAAGGAACGACCCCCAACTCCGTTGGTGGCGGATCCTACAGCCAGAGCACAGTGTTCCCTCTCGGTTCCACCGCAATCACCGGTGACCGCGTTGGTACGACTGAGTACCTCTATCAGCTCCAGACCCTCCGCGGTGCTGGTCCTCGCGTTAACGTCAAGACCGCACGTGCCGCCTTCAAGGGCAGCTACCTGCAAGCTCAAGTGGCTCTCGAGAAGACGATCCTCCAGATCATCAACTCGGACATCCGCTATCAGCTGCTCGTTCAGTCCGGTATCAAGTATGTCTCCAACAGCACCCAGAGCTTCACGGCCAACCTGACTGGTGACATGCAGCAGATCAACACCAAGTTCGCGGTGATCAATCCTGATTCTCCGATGAACTTCAAGACGCTGTACAAGATCGGTACCTTCCTCCGCGAGGAGATGCTTGCCGAGCCTTTCGCCAGCAAGGACGGAGAGTTCTTCCAAGTTCTCGCCTCCGCTGATCAGATCGAAGTCTTCCGTAACGACGCTGACGTCAAGGAAGACCTCCTCTATCTCACCGCCGGAAGCTTCAAGCTCGGTGAGGACAGCATCACTGGCTATCAGTTCATGGGCTACCGCGGCTTCGCCTTCGGTATCGACCAGCAGCCTATCCGCACCGCCGGTGTCAACGTTGATGGTACGATCACCCCGATCGAGCCGATCGTTGCTCAGGCAGTCACCAACGGTTACGGCCAGCGCCGCAATCCAGCTTGGGTTAACGCCAACTACGAAGTTCTCTTCGTCATGGCCGGCGAGAGCTTCAAGCGTTTGGTCCCCGAGACCTACGTCGGAGAAGGCACCTTCCGTTTCGCTCCTCAGCTTGCTATGGGCGAACTCGAGTGGACCTACTACCGCGACAACTATGAGAACCAATTCGGTGATTATGGACAGCACATCTACCAGATTAGCCGTGCATTCCAGCCGATTCGTCCTCAGAACGTCTGCGCGGTTCTCTACAAGCGCTGCCCGTTTGACGG